CAGGCTCGTATTACCTTTGGGGATGCTCGCAAGATTATTGAGCGTGAACCTGAACTTGCTGCGATGTGTAACATCTATCGGGATGTTATTGAAGTGCCTTCTACAGGTTCTATTTGGCGTGTGCTTAGTGCTGAAGCGTACTCTAAGGAAGGTTTGAACCCTAGTGCAGTTATCTTTGATGAAGTCCATGCTTTGGCTAATCGTGAGCTGTGGGATGTTATGCAGTTGGCTATGGGTTCACGTAGGCAACCGATAATGTTGGCAACTACTACTTGTGGCGTGAAGACTGACTCTACAGGTCAAGACTCTACTGCTTATGGCTTGTATCAGTATGGGCAGAAGGTTGCTCGCGGTGAAGTTGAAGATGCAAGTTTCTACATGGCTTGGTGGGAAGCTAACGTTGATGCAGATCATAGGTTGGAAGACACTTGGATTGCAGCTAATCCTGGCTACGGTGATTTGAACAGTAAAACTGATTTTGAGTCTATGGTGAAGCGTACTCCTGAAGCAGAGTTTAGAACTAAGCGTTGTAATCAGTGGGTGAGTTCGCAGAACACTTGGTTGCCTGCAGGTGTGTGGGATTCGTTGCAGGAAGACATCCCTATTCCTGATGATGTTGAAGTTGTGTTAGGTGTTGATGGTTCGTTTTCTGGCGATACGACAGCGATTGTTGCTGTGAGTGTGCCTAAGACTCATGAAGATAAACCGCATGTTTGGCTTGTGCAGGCGTGGGAGAAGCAACCTGATGACTTGGATGATTGGCGTGTTGACACTCTTGAAGTTGAGCAGACGTTGATTGATTTTGCTCAGAAGCACCCTAATTTGCGTGAGATTGCGTTTGACCCTTTTCGGTGGCAACGAACTATGGCTGTGTTGCAGGATTTGGGTTTGCCCATCGTGGAATACAACTCGACCTCGGCTCGTAGAATGATTCCATCTACTCAGAAGGTGTTTGATTCTGTAACGGAAGCGACTTTGACTCACGATGGTAATCCCCTGCTGGCTCGGCACATTGATAACTGTGTTTTGAAGATAGATAACATGGGTGCTCGCATAGTCAAGGAATCACGCAATAGCCCACGCAAGATTGACGCTGCAGTTGCTTTTGTTATCGCCTATGACCGAGCCACTAGTAAACTAGAATCGGATATTGTTCCAGAGTTTTACGTGTTCTAAGGATGAGTTTGTTACCTACGATTTTGCAGGCTTTAGGCATCACAGTTATTGCTGTTGGTGCAGGCCTTATCTTTGTCCCTGCAGGTGTGCTTGTGGCTGGTGTTGGTTTGTTGTTGTTTGGTTTGGCGTGGGAGAGAAGCGGTAAGTAATGTTAGGTAATTTGGCTGGCGAGTCTAGGGCTATAAGTTTTCAGAGCTTGTGGGGTGCTGGTGATCTGACTTCTTATGAAACTCAGTCTGCAGCTTTCGTTGACTACAACACTTCTTTGACTGTGAACGCTGTTTGGGCTTGTGTGTCTTTGATTAGTGATACTGTTTCGGCTTTGCCTGTTGATACTTACATTAGGCGTGATGGTATTGCTTACCCTTATAGGCCGAAGCCTGCTTGGGTGTCTAAGCCTGATGTGGCTATTCCTAGTGTTGCGTTTTGGCAGCAGACAATGATTAGTTTGTTGATTGACGGTAACGCTTTTGTTCGCTTGTTCAAAGATAATTCAGGCAACATCGTGAACATGGTTGTTTTGAACCCTTTGAATGTTCAGGTTAGTCGTAATGCTTTGGGGCAGAAGTTTTACACTTCTACTGTTGAAGGTAACAAGGTTTTGTCTGGCGATGAGATGCTTCACATTTCGGGTTCTATCATTATGCCAGGTGAGTTTAGGGGTAAGTCACCGATTGACACTCTAAAAGAAAACATCGGTTTAGCAATCAGCCTAGAGAGTTTTGCAGCTCGTTTCTTTGGTCAGGGCACTTTGACTCAGGGTGTTATTGAGTATCCTGGAGCGTTGACAGCTGAGCAGGCAGAGAACCTTGCTAGAAGTTTTGACAGACAGCATAAGGGTTTCCGTAAGGCACATAAGACAGGTATTTTGTCTGGTGGGGCAGTGTTCAAGCCCACAACTATTGCTAACGATCAGGCTCAGATGCTTGACTCTCGCAGGCTTGCTGTTGAAGATGTGGCTAGAGCGTATCGTGTGCCTACAGACATGATTGGTTTGAATAACGGTGGGCAGAGCTATAACAGCATTGAGCAGAAGCAGATTGCTTTTGTAACTCACACGCTTAGACCTTGGTTGGCGAAACTTGAAGATGCTTTTAGCACTTTGCTTATTGATGGAGCGTATCTGGCGTTTAGCACTGATGATCTGCTTCGTGGAGATTACGCTACACGTATTGAAGGCTATTCTAAGCTGTTGCAGAATGGTGTGCTGTCAACTAACGAAGTTAGACGTAAAGAGAACATGCGACCTATTGAAGGTGGAGATGTTGTTCGTGTGCCTTTGACTAACATCAACATCAACGCTGCTTCGTTGAATGAAGATGAAACTAAGGTTGACATGGCTCAGAAACTTATTGCTTTGGGCTTTGTGCCTGAAGATGTTCTAAAGAGCCTAGGGCTGTCACCGATTCCACATACAGGACTTCCAACAGTGCAACTTCAGAACCCTACTACTGTGCCTGATGGCAGTTATGAAACAGGTGCGTAATGCCTTACTTTGTTGAGCAGGCTGAGAATGGCTGGGTTACTGTCAAAGATGATGGAACTGTTTTGGGTGAACATACAACTAAGCAAGAAGCAATAGATCAGATGGTTGCTATTAGTTTGGCTGAAGGTATTCCTGTTGGTGGGGAGCGTGCTGTTGACCCTGATGAGAGTTTTAGTCCCCCTGCAGGTGTTGCTGTTGCTGCTAAACGTGCTTTGGAGTGGATTGCTGAAGGTTTGGCTGGTGATGGCTTTACTGATGTTGGTAGGGCTAGGGCTGTTCAGCTTGCTTCGGGTGAAGACATCTCAGGTGAAACTGTAAATAGGATGATTAGTTTCTTTGCCAGGCAAGAAGATTCAGTCAAGGGTGCTACAGGTTTCAACAGTGGTGAAGAAGGTTACCCTACTGCAGGGCGTGTGGCTTGGGATGCTTGGGGTGGCGATGCAGGTCAGACTTGGGTGAATGGGTTGAGTGACAATCGGGATGTTGTTGTTGATGCAGGTAAAATTGATGTTAGGCAAATGGAAGGTTATGTTTTGAGTGAATTACAGGATAAGGCTTACAGCCTGAAGGGCGATGCTTTAGAAACTATTGCGAAACTCGCTGAAACTGTTCATGAGTTGTGTGAGATTGTGGACTCTATGGGTGCACCTGTAGTTGTTGAAGAAGTAGAACTTGAAGGTGTTGTTGATTTGTCTGGCAACTATGAAGAAGAAGATTCAGTTAGGTTTGTTGATCCTATGAAGGTTGCAGAGTTACATAACAGGGGTGAGCGTGTGTCTAAGGGTATTGAGCGTAGAGAGATGCTTCACGATTTAGAGATTCGCCAAGAAGGTGATGGCATGACTTTGCGTGGTTATGCAGCTGTATTCAACAGCCCTAGTCAGCCTTTGCCTTTTATTGAAACTATTCAGCGTGGTGCGTTCAAAGATTCTTTGAAGTCACGTAACGATGTGAAACTGCTTTGGAATCACGACACAAGCACAGTTCTAGGTTCAACTAGGGCAGGTACTTTACGTCTTATGGAAGATGAGCGTGGGTTGATGGTTGAAGCCGATTTGCCTGACACTCAGGCTGGGCGTGATGCAGCTACTCTTATCAAGCGTGGCGATGTTACAGCGTTTTCTTTCGGTTTCCGTATTCCGTCTGGTGGCGATGAGTGGGCTAACGCTAATGAGCGTTTGTTGAAGCGTGTGAATGTTCATGAAGTTAGTGTTGGGGTTGCGTTCCCTGCATACACTGCAACGGATGGAACTGCTAACGTTAGATCTATGAATGAACTGTCTGAAAAGATTTTGAAACTGGCTGAACTTCGTGGAGTGTCTGCTGAAGAACTAACTGATGCTTTGTTGGCTTTGGAGTCTGGTGAAGTTCTTACTGAACGTCAGGGCGAACTGTTGACCGATACTTTGGGTAAGGTTTTGAAGAAAGACCCTGAAGTTACTAACCCACAGGCTTTGCTTGATTTAAAGAAGAAGCAGCTTGATTTGCTGATGCAGCGTGTATAGTTGATTTGTAGGCATCCTCTCATTGTGCCTGCTTTTAAAAAAGAAAACTAATTCTTTTCCCCCTGATTTGTCCCAGGGGGTTTTCTTTTATCTTGATAAAGTATTTTTAGAACTGAACTGCCTGACCATTGTGAAGATGGCAGTGAGATGGCTTCCGTATGGATGTCAGGGGTGCGATTCCTTATCAGTTCACCAAGACCCCAGAACTGTCCCTGTAATGCAAGCCTGCATAGATCAAACAGCTGGGGTTGTTTTTATGTGTGTGTATAAACGTGTTGTATAGACTATTTATGTCAGGAGCGTTTATCCCCTGATCGGGTTATGTGAGTTTATCTCTGAACCTAAAACAATCCCTTACATTTATGTTCTTGAAAGGAACAAACCATGAGCGAATTTATCGCAAAACAGGTTGATGCAAAGGCTAAAGCATGGCACGAAGCTAAGGAACTGATTGATTCAGTTGAAGCTCGTGGCGGCGTTTGGTCAGGCGAAGACGAAGCAAAGTATGCTTCTCTAACTGCAGACATCAACAAGAGAAATGAACTAATCGAGCTAGAGCAGCGTGAAGCTAAAGTTGCCGAAGCTATGCAGTCAGCAACAGTTGACTTTGCTGGTGCAAGTGCACTAAACGCAGATGCAGAGATCCTTCGTAAGATGGTTGCAGGCGAAATCCGTGGACACGAGTTCCGTGCTATCACAGGTTCTTCTACTGGTGCTCCAGTGCCTACATCTTTCTACAACGAGATTGTTAAGGTTGCAAGACTTGTAAACCCATTGCTTGAGTATGCAACTGTAATCAACACAACTTCAGGTGAAAACTTGCAGATTCCAAACCAGTCAACTTTCTCAACTGCGACTATCGTAGGCCAGGGAGTTTCTATCGGAACTTCAGAACCGACCTTTGGAAATTTCAGCACGTTAGGATCGTTTAAGTTTTCTGCTTTGGCACAACTTTCTCGTGAACTTATTGCTGATGCAGGTGTTGACATCATTGGTTTCTTGGCTGAACAGTTCGGTAACGCACTTGGTTTTGCTATTGCAGACAAGATTGTTAACGGAACTGGAACTGTAGAGCCTACAGGTTTCCTAGCAGTTGCAGGTACAGGTGTTACTGGTTCAACTGGAGTATCTGGTGCGTTCACAGCTGATAACGTCATTGACTTGATTTACAGCCTTGATGGTTCACTTCGCAACCGCCCTTCTTTCGCAATGCTTGCAAACAGCACTTCTATTGCAGCTCTGCGTAAGTTGAAGGACACTGCAGGTAACTATGTGTTCAGCGTTGGAGATTCAAAGGATCGTAGAGACCTAGTTCTTGGCGTTCCTGTTATTGAAACTCCTGCTATGCCAAACCCTGGCACTGGTGTTAACTCTCTTGCTGTTGGAGATCTAAAGTCTCTATACATTAGAAACGCTGGTGGCTTACAGGTTGACCGCTCTGACGATTTTGCTTTCGGTAACGATTTGGCGACATGGAGAGCCACATTTAGAATCGACTCAAAATTGGTACAGACTGCCAATCTGAAAAAATTTAAGGGTGGAGCGAGCTAAGGCTCACTAAACTCTTTTAGATTTCGCCCCCCATCTCTGTTGCGTAGGACAGATTTGGGGGGTGTTTTCTATTATGCTTAGGCCATGACTAAATCTGTTATTTCTTGGTACAGCAACTCTCTTAATCAACCTACTGGTTATGGTACGCAGTCTAAGCAAGTGATTCAAAGACTTGTCAAGGATGGGCATAAGGTTGCCATGATGTCTAACTATGGTGGTGAAGGTGTCAACAGTCTGATTGAAACAGGCTCAGGGCTTATACCGCATTACAGTCGTGGCATGAACCAATACTCCACTGATGTGCTTCCCCTAAATCATGCTCATTGGAAAGCTGAAAATCCTGGCTTACCTGCTTTTGCGATTACGCTCTATGACGTGTGGGTCTTGCTAGACAATCCTGCACTAAACAACATACCTATCGCTTCTTGGGTTCCGATAGATCATCAGCCTGCACCTGAAAAAGTTTTGGAATGGTTGAAGAAACCTAATGTCACGCCTATTGCTATGAGCAAGTTTGGTAAGGCGATGATTGAAAAGGCAGGCTTAGAGTCTGAATACATCCCACACGCTATTGACACTAATCTTTTCAAACCTACTGAGTTCTTGCCTGAAGGTCAGTCAGGTAGAGAGTTTGTTGGTGGTAAGGATCGCTTTGTTGTTGGGATGAACTTTGCTAATAAGGCTGGTGGCTTTATTCACCGTAAGGCTGTGTCTGAAAACTTGTTGGCTTTCGCTATTTTCGCTGCTAAGCATGATGACGTTATTTTATATTTGCATACTGAACCGTATGGCAAGCAGTCTGGGTTTGTGTTGCCTAACATTTTGCAGGCTTGTGGTGTGCCACCTGAGAAAGTTATCTTTGTAGACAATATTGCTTATCAGTATGGGATTAGTCAGGAAACTTTGGCTGCGATCTATTCGGCTTGGGATGTGGGTTTGTTCTGCAACTATGGTGAAGGTTTTGGGATTCCACAGATTGAAGCTCAGGCTTGTGGTGTGCCGATTATTACTTCTAACTTTGCAGCTAGTGCCGAGTTAGCAAGTTCTGACAGTTATCTGGTGAATGGGCAACCGTTCTGGGATGCAGGGCAACACACTTGGTTTAACATTCCTTTGGTGTCTGGCATTGTGGATGCCTTGGAGCAGGCGTATCAGCGTGGCAGGGGAGAGTTCCCTGACACTATTGCTTTTGCTAAACAGTACGATGCAGACAAGGTTTATAAAGAGTCTTGGCGGCCGTTGATAAAGAAGCTATCTGCAAAGTGAAGTTGATTGTCCCTGTTTTAAACAGGTTTGATTTGTTGAAACGCATGATTGAGAGCATTGATGTTGAAGCAACTGTCTATGTGATCAATAACTCTGGTGTTGAGCAAGATTTTGAGTATGACAATCCTTTTGTTGATGTTCATTGGTTGGAGTTGCCTTCTAATCTGGGTGTTGCAAGTTCATGGAATCTAGGTATCAAGATGTTGCCTTTTGAGTCACGCTGGTTTATTAGTTCTGCTGACTGCTGGTTTAGACCAGGGGATTTGAACTTGTTGCAGACTGCTAAAAGTGATGCTTTGACTTTGTGTAGCAAGTTCCCTTACTACCAGACTTTTGCTGTAGGTGAAGAAATAGTCAACTCTGTGGGTTTGTTTGATGAAGCGTTGCACCCTATCTATTTTGAAGATAACGATTATGAGCGAAGAATTGCTAATGCTGGTTTGCGTGTTGACCGTTTACCGTTACAGCTGGGGCATGACAATAGTTCAACAATCAATAGTGATGCAAAGTTGAGTCTGCGTAACGAAGTGACTTTTAGAAATAATCAAAAGTATTTCAATCAGAAAGTTGATTCTATGATGTTTGATGAAGGTCGCTGGCAGTTGCAGATTAGGAGAGCAAACTCTTGGGATTAGTTGTTGTTACAGGTGTGGCAGGGTTTCTGGGTTCACATATTGCTGACGCGTATTTGGCTAAGGGCTGGCAGGTTCGTGGCATAGATAACTTGCTAGGTGGGTCGTTGGATAATGTGCCTGCAGGTGTCGAGTTCCATAACCTTGATTTAGATGATTTAGAAGCCATTTCACCTGTGTTTGTTGGTGCAGATTTGGTTATTCATTCTGCTTGCACAGCTTATGAAGGTTTGAGTGTGTTCAGCCCTGCTCTTGTGGTCAGAAACACTGTTCAGATAAGCGTAAACGCCATGACAGCGAGTATTCGGGCTAAAGTACCAAAGTTTGTTTACATGTCTTCTATGGCTCGTTATGGCAATAATCATGGTGATTTCTTTGATGAGAGTCTTGACCCTAAACCGCAAGACCCTTACGGTATTGCTAAGTTAGCTGCAGAAAAGTTGTTGACTAATTTGGCTAAGGTTCACGATGTTGATTTGGTTGTTCTTGTGCCACATAACATTGTTGGGGCTAGACAGAAGTTTGATGATCCGTTTAGAAATGTTGCAAGCATTATGACTAACAGGATGTTGCAGGGTAAGCAACCTGTTATTTATGGTGATGGCACTCAGTTGCGTTGCTTCAGTTTTATTCAGGATGTTATTGCACCTGTTATGACTGCTTGTGAGTCTGAGCAGGCTGTAGGGCAGGTTATCAACATCGGCCCCGATGAGTCCCCTATTTCGATTCTTGAATTAGCTGTGCGACTTGCAGACATTATTGGCTTTGACCTTGACCCTATCTTTATGCCTGGCAGGCCACAAGAAGTTTATGTTGCTTTGTGTAGCTCAGATAAGGCTAGACAACTTTTAGGGTACGAAACGACTGTCACTTTAGATCAGGGGTTGCGTGAGTTGGTTGATTGGATTAGACCTAGGGTGAAGGACTTTGAATACCATTTGCCTATTGAGATTGATTCTGATTTGACCCCTAAGACTTGGACTCAAAGGCTTATCTAAGGTTACGCTAAACTAGTAAAGACTTTAGGAGTTTATTTTGGCCTTAACTAATGCTTACTGCACTCTTGCAGATGTAAAAGCTGCACTTCGTATAACAGACACTATTGATGATGCTCTGATTGAGAACAGCATAAACTCTGCTTCTCGCATGATTGACCAATACTGCAACCGTTACTTCTATTCAACTGCTGCAAGTGAAGTCCGCTACTATCAGGCTAATGATGGTTTTGTGTGTTGGATTGATGATGCTCAATCTATTTCTGACTTGAAGACTTCTAGCACTGATCCACTTATCTTTGACACAACTTGGGAAGTTGGCGATTACCAGCTGCAACCTAACAACAACAAGGCGAATGGTGCTTATAGTCCTTACACTTTGATAACTGCTACCGATAACTATTTATTCCCTGTTTGGGCTGAGATTGCTTTAGTACAAGTTACAGGTCAGTTCGGTTGGGCTAGTGTGCCTGAGCCAATCAAGTTTGCGACTATCATTCAGGCTTCAAGACTGTTCAAACGCCTAGAGTCCCCTTTGGGTGTTGCAGGTGTTTCGGACATGGGAATTATGCGTGTAGGTTCAAACATGGATGGTGATGTTGCTCAGCTGTGTAACCCTTACCGTCTGCTTAGAACAGGTGCTTGATGTCTATTAGTTTGCTTCGTGCAGGGCTTGCTAAGAACCTTGGAACTATCAAGGGGTTACGTGTTGTTGAAACTTTACCTGATTTAGTGAACCCACCTATGGCTATGATCGGGTTGAATAAGGTTGCCTATAATCAGCAGAATCAGCGTTCTATGGCTGAATACACTTTTCAGGTGACTGTTGTTTTGGGTCGTGTTTCGGAGCGTACAGCTCAACGTGACATGGATGTTCTTGTTGCACCTGGCGAAGGTTCAGTCAAATACGCTATTGAGAGTGATCGTACTTTGGGCGGTAATGCTTATGAAGTGTTTGTGCCTGAACTGTCTGCTATTGGGGCTGTTAGTATCAACGGTATAGACTATTTCAGTGCCGAGTTTTCGGTTCAAGTTTTCGCAAGATAAGGATAATAAATGGCGATTTTTGTTGCAACAGATTTCAGCGTTACAATCAACGGTTCAACTGCTCTAAACTCGTATTTGACTCAGGTTGAGTTGACTGCTTCAGCTACAGATGTGACTACTACTGCTTTTGGTTCGAGCTTTGTGACACGTGTTGCAGGTTTGAAAGAAGGCTCTTTGACTTTGGCTTTCAATCAGGACTATGCGATTGGGACTGTTGATGCTACTTTGTGGCCGCTTCTAGGTGCTAACGCAACAGTTGTTATCAGACCTTCTTCTTCAGCTGTAGGAAGTGCAAACCCTGCCTATACGGCTATCTGTTTGGTGACAGAGTTGACACCTGTTTCTGGAACGATTGGTGATCTCTCTGTATTCACAGTTACCTGGCCGACTACGGGTGTCATTGGGCGTGGAGTGGCTTAATGAATCAACTAAACCTACGCATAGAGTTGACTGATGGAACTGTTTTAGACGTTGTGTCTTCTGCAGGTGACATTGTGAAATGGGAAGCCTATTTCAACTTGGGGATAGACAAACTAGAAAAGTTTACGCACTTGCTTTATCTTGCTTGGCTTGGTGT